CGATGGCCGATTAATTTTGGGGAGGAATAGATCATGAAACAAGTACTAGATCGTGTGAAACGATTATTTGGTATGCGTAATGGATTAGTGACAGCAGTCTCCTCGTGAGGCTGTTTTATTTTGCGCAAAAAAATAGACCACTATCGGGTAATAGTGGTCAGGAGACAATGAAAAAGTATTATAGGGTTGTTTGTATACAAAGTATAGCACCCTAACGCTTACATAACAATACAAAAAGGAACGAAAACAATGAAAACTTACTGGTACGTGTCATTAAACAATAAATACCCGCTGCCAATGAAAGGACAGCATAAACGTGTAGTGATGTCTGTTCAGATGAAGGCCGTGTATTCGATTGTAGAGATGAGCAGGGAAGCAACGCCAGTAGAGATTGATCATTGCAAGCTAGTCTATTGTGGGTACGGTCATTGGAAAGAAGATCATATCCAAGAAAACATCAGCAAATACATATAGAGAGGTGGTGGCGTTGATGTGGCAAACTTAACACCAAAACAAAAAGCTTTTGCAGATGAATATATTATCAACGGTGGCAATGCAACTCAAGCCGCCATCAAAGCTGGATATAGCAAAAAAACAGCTCGATCGATGGGAAAAGAAAACCTTACAAAACCACACATTTTGGAATACATTCATCAACGGATGAATCCTATCGAAAAGAAACGAAAGATAAGTGCCGATGATGCACTGGATGAACTGATTGCTATTTGGCAAGGAGAAATGCAAACAAGCGTCAGTAAGCACATAAACCGATTAAAAAGGAATAAAGTAGAAAAGGATATGCAATATGAGTTTACGCCGGATTTGGAGAACAAAATAAAAGCGTTGGATTTGTACCTGAAATATAAATCGCTGTTCGCTAAAGCGCAGCTTGAAAAAATGCAATCTGAAGCTGATATTCTTCGAGATAAAGCAAACAAACTTTCAGAAGACGTGCATCAAAATGAATTACTAGATGCCTTAGTGAATCTTCCGGTTGAGGAGAGTGAGATAGATGCCGATAGCATTTAGCCCTAAACAAGCAGAAAATATTGGATCTGACATCAATGGTATTGAATTCGAATTGAATGAAGGTACAATCCGATCAGGCAAAACGATGAGCGATATATTTAAAATGGCTCGTATCTATGCCAAGTCACCAGACAGAGATCATCTTGTATTGGCTTATAATCAAGAGCAAGCTTATCGAATGTTTATCGATGGCGAAGGCTTTGGCTTGATGAATATATTTAAAAATAATTCGGAAATCCGACACAATGAGAATGGCGATCACCTTTGGATCAATTTTGGTAAAGGGAATGAAAAGCGAATTTACTACAAGGGCGGAGGAAAAGTAAATGCTGTTGGTAGTATTACTGGTATGTCGTTTGGAACAGTCACCTTTTTAGAGTTCAATTTGTTGAACAAAGAGGTGATAGCCGAATCATTCAGACGAACACTGGCCAGCAAGATGCGATTTCATCTTGGTGAACAAAATCCCCCAGCTCCCAATCATCCAAACTTAGAGTTATTGAATCAATTTGAGAAAACAAATACTTACAGGTTTAGGCATTGGCGTCCAACTGATAACCCGATATTGACCGGCGAACGCTTGAAGATGTGGAAAGAACAAACAGAAACAAGCGATTATCTGCATAAACGCGACTGGTTAGGGCAAAGGGTTATGCCAGAGGGTGTCATCTATTCAATGTTCGATACGGATAAACATATGACGAACGCAATTAAAGGCAGAGCAATAGAAACGTTTTTCGTTGCTGACGGGGGGCAATCGGACGCTACGACCTGTACGTTCTGTCTCGTGACGTTTGACAGCGGACAGTATTATTTGTACCAACTGGCGAATTATTACCACAGTGGTGCGGATACAGGCGTTGTGAAAGCAATGAGCACCTATGCGAAAGATATTAAATTGTTTAAAGAATGGTGTTACGCCAAGTGGAATTACCCACATTACAATTATTTTTTTGTCGATCCAGCGTGCAAAACACTAAGGGAAGAATTACATTTGCTGGGTATTATGACTGATGCAGCAGATAATAACAGTCGCGACAAGATCAGTAGCAATGGAATGAAAATTGAAGTCGGCATCGAACGTGTACAGAATCTCTTAACGAAAGAGATTCTATTTTTGTATACAGGACAAAATGACTATGATTTTTACAATGCGATCAAAGAGATAGGAATGTATGTTCGAAAGGACAGTGGAACACCTATTGATAAATACAATCACTATCTTGACACGTTGAGATATGCAGGCAATTACTTCACAAAAACGTATCTCGTCTAGGAGGTGGAGAAATGTTCGAAAGACTAAAGAATTTATTCAGAATGGGAGGTGCAAAAGTGGGAGTTGTACAAACGTTAAATGCTATTACCGATCATCCAAAGATTTCTGTTAACCCAAAAGAGTACGAACGAATTCGTGATAATCGAAAAATCTATAAAAATGCTTACTCTGATGTTGAGTATATCACTAGCGAAGGAGAAACACAGAAACGCCCATTCCACTCTCTAAACGTTTCTAAAGTAGTTTCAAGGAAACTATCGAAATTAGTTTTCAATGATGGCTGTGACATCGGTGTGGATAATGAAGAGGCAGACAAGTTTCTTCAAGAAGTGTTCAGTGATAATAAGTTCAGAAAAAACTTCGGAGAAGAGTTGGAAGCGGGGTATGCGGTAGGTGGTCTAGCATTGCGGCCGTATGTCGATACGAATACAGGCAAGATAAAAATTTCCTATTGTCGAGCAGATACGTTTTATCCTTTGGAATCAAACACAAATGACATCTCAGAGGCGGCCATTGCTACCGTAACACAACAGACGGAAGGTCAAAAGATAATCTACTATACGTTGCTAGAATTCCATGAGTGGGAAAACGGCACGTATTTCATCCGGAATGAGTTATATCGCTCAGAAGAGCAAAGTCAAGTAGGTGTAAAAATAGCATTAAAAACATTGGATAAATACAAAGACTTGCAGGAAGAGGTAGAAATGCCAGGATTCAGTCGGCCGCTATTTGTCTATATCAAACTTGCAGGGAAAAATAATATTGATTTGAATAGCCCGTTGAGTCTAGGAATTATTGACAATGCAAAACGACAGCTGATTGATATTAATGAGAAATACGATGAGTTTATGTGGGAAATCGAGGAAGGGAAACGAAAGATTCTTGCATCAGATCATTTCTTTAAAGTGCGTTATGGAGAAGACGGCAATCCGATAAGACGATTTGACAGTAAGACTGGAGTATTTCAACGATTGAAGTCTGATGAGCCATTCATTGATGAGTTTTCACCATCATTACGATCAACTGAATTTATTGCAAGTATTAACTTTATACTTCGGATTATTGAACTACAAACAGGTTTTTCAAGTGGAACATTTAGTTTTGATGGGAAGTCAGTGCAAACAGCGACTGAAATCATAAGCGAGAATTCTGAAACTTTCTCTACTCGTTCAGACAATGTGCTGATTGTAGAAGAGGCGTTGAAAGAATTGATTACGACGGTTTTTGAATTGGCAAAAGCCTATAAATTATTTGACATTGCAAGTGATTATGGAGTCAACATTGACTTTGACGATGGCGTGTTCCAATCACAAGATGCTAAAGCAGACTATTATTCTAAATTGGTCACTGCAGGTCTTTCATCTAAATTATCAGCTATTCAAAAGCTAACTGGTGTAACTGAAAAAGAAGCCATGAAGATTGTTTATGAAATCAGAGCGGAGAATTTAGAACTAGATTATCCGGAACAAGAACAGGCATCTTCTGAAAGAGAACTAGGAGCTGAGGAATAATGATTACGCCACATCAACTAGATTTATGGTCTAGCAACATGGCTCACCTCTACCAGTCGTTAGAAGGCGAACTGATACGCCTAATTGCTAAGCGTTTGAACTCAGGTCATGACAATATACTGGATTGGCAACGAGAAAAATTGCAGGAACTACATCTTTTCAATAAGGAGGCAGTGAAAGTTATTTCACAAATTACTGGAATTGCCGAATCAGAAATCAGTCGTATGTTTGAAAGCACAGGGCAAAAGATTGTAAAGGATATCGATAAAGAATTACCTTATGATCCGAAACCGATCCCTTCAAATGTAGACGACGTTATGAAAGCCTATCATGATCAGGTATGGGGCGATATGAACAATTATGTGAATCAAACGTTATTGTCGACAAACTTTGGTTATGGAACAGCCACGACGCAAATGTTCAATGATATCGTAAACAAGACGACTGCAGCATTTAACAGTGGTCTTTTTACGTTTGAACAAGCCTTAGAACGGACGATTCAACAATGGGCGCAAAAAGGGATTCGTTCTACCTTCGTTGATAAAGGCGGGCATACATGGAGCCTAGAACGTTACGTTAGAACCGTTTTAAAATCCACCCTAGGAAATACTTATGACAAACTGAGAAAAGACCGTATGGCTGAATATGGTATCCATACGGTAATTGTTACCAGTCATATGGGCGCACGCCCTGCTTGCTCAAAGATTCAGGGCAATGTGGTTGATTTAAGAGAACACGTGCCGCCAGACAGTGAGTATAAAAGTATTTATGATCTTTATTGGCAGGCAGATTATGGAGCACCAGGCGGTCATCGAGGTGTCAACTGTCAACATTTGCATGTTCCGTTTATCCCGGGAGTCAACACGAACAACCAATCGAAGTACGATGCAAAAGAAAATGCTAAGGTCGCAGAATTAACTCGAAAACAACGTGAGTTGGAACGCCGCATTGTTAAGTTCAAAAAGAATCAAATGGTTTCTGACGCATTAGGGCAAACAGTGAATGCAAAGGCTTGGAGGCGAAAGGTCAGAGCGACACAGGCAAAAATGAGGGAGCTGGTGGAATCTAGCGAGTATTTGAGCCGGAATTATGCACGAGAAAAAGTGTATACGCCAATAAACACGTTACTTAAGGACTTTAGGTATGACGACTTTTAGGAGGGGAAAAGGGATGAGCGAACAATTGTTTCAATGTTGTTACTGTGAGAAGTTAACGCCGCTGATTATGAAACAGGACAAGTTAGACGCCGGTGTGCAGCACAACTACGCCCAGTGCAAACATTGTAAAGGGAAAGTAACCCACAGCTACACCAATAAGCACATACGCGGGCTATTATTCAGACAACAAAATACGAAACCTGGGAAGAAGAAGGGTGCTCTTTCTGAATTAATACTGAAGGAAATAGATGCTTTGAAAGCACAATACGAATAGGAAGTGATGTTGATGGAAACCCACGAACAAGCAAAACAACGCAACTCACAACAGGATTTCATGGAGTTTTTCAAAGGACTTGATGAAAACTACCAGAAATATCTCATCAATGAAATGAAGAAGAAACCACCGGATGACCAACAGAAACCTGAGGAGGCAGACAGTGCCGGAACGGTTGGTGACCCAGCATCTCGTTAGCCGTCGTTAAGGCTATTTATTTTGCCCTGAATACGGCGTTAAACTGTTCACTCCATCGTGGTCGTTGCCACGTTAAAACTCGAAAGGATGAATAATATGAAAAGAGAACAACTAAAAGAATTAGGTTTATCAGATGAACAAATTGGATCGATTATGGCTTTACATGGTCAAACAGTGAATGAGTTGAATAAAGGCCTAGCTACTGCAGAGCAAGAGCGTGATCAATTCAAAGAGCAGCTTGACTCCAATCAATCCGAGCTGGACACCCTCAAAAAAGCAGCAGAAGGCAATGAAGATTTGACCCAACAATTAGCTGACTTACAGACGAAGTTCGATGAAGCAAAAACCAATTCTGAAAACCAATTGTCAGAGCAACAAAAAGACTTTGCTATCAAATTGGCGCTTAAAGAAGCAAAAGCGCTTGATGAAGACATCGTGCTTGGTCAGTTGGACAAGAACAGCATCAAAATCATGGATGGCAAATTACAAGGGTTTGACGAGCAGGTGAAAGGACTGCAAAAAAGTAAAGCATTCTTATTTCAACAAGCACCAGACCCAACCCCCACGCCACGAATCGTGGCTGGTGGCAATCCGGGCAATGTTCAAGAAAATACAGGATTACTTAGTCAACAAATGAAGTCGGAAAGCTTCAATTTAACAAATTTCTTAACACAAGAAGGAGACAATAAATAATGGCAAACGAAATTACAAAACTATTAGACGTAGTAACACCAGAGGTCTTTAATACCTACATGAACAACTTTACTGAGGAAAAATCAGCAATCATCCAATCGGGTGTAGCGGTTGCGGACCCAACCGTAGCGCAGAACATCACAGCGGGTGGATTGCTGGTGAACATGCCGTTCTGGAATGATTTAGACGGTGAAGACGAAACACTAGGTGACGGTGACAAAGCACTACAAACAGGTAAAATAACTGCTTCGGCAGATATTGCAGCAGTTATGTATCGCGGTCGTGGTTGGTCAGTCAATGAATTGGCAGCAGTAATTTCAGGAGACGACCCACTAGGCGCATTGATGAGCAAGATTGCTTCTTGGTGGATGCGCCGTGAACAAACGGTTCTTATTTCCGTTCTGAATGGTTTGTTTGCAGAAAACGGTGCGTTAGCAAGCTCTCACTTGTTCGCAGAACCTACAAAAGGCATTTCAGGTGAATTAGTCTTAGATGCTAAACAATTGCTTGGTGATTCGGCTGGACGCTTGAGCATGATCGTGATGCACTCAGCAGTGTATACAACTTTACAAAAGCAAAACCTAATCGCTTTCATTCCTAATGCTCGTGGGGAAGTAAACATTCCTACGTACTTAGGGTATCACGTAGTTGTAGATGACGGCGTGCCGGCAACTGGAACAGGGGCTGCGAAAGTGTACACTTCGTATCTATTTGCATCAGGTTCGATCGGTCGTAACACTGGAAATCCAGCTAAATTAACGACGTTTGAAACGGCTCGTGTAGCAAACAAAGGAAATGACGAAGTGTATACTCGTCGTGCTTTCACGATGCACCCATACGGCGTGAAATTTACGAATGTGGATCGTGACACTGGGGAAATTACGCCAACGAACGGTGATCTTGCGAAAGCGACAAACTGGGAAAAAGTATACGAAGATAAACAAATTGGAATTATCGCTATCCAACATGTGCTGGCGGGGGAGTAACATCCCCTGTAATTGGTGAAGTAAAACCCACGACTGACGGGGCAGTCATCCATTTAACTTAAGCAGGAGGAGAGAACATGGCAGAGACATTTAAACTCTACAAAGGCGTCGAAGTGGTCGCAGAAGGCAACAGCCCATTAGAAATTAAAGGGGCGGGGGCAAACAAAGAGGTTGCCCCCGGTGAATATAAAGTAGCTCGAGTTTCTGAAGGGAAAGAATCACCCAAAGTAGATATTCCATCGTTTAAAACGTTACCTATTGCGGTGACCGGAGTTTCTCTTGATAAAACTACCGCAGATGTCGAGCAAGGTGCAACACTAAAATTAACACCGGCAGTTACGCCAGCAAATGCAAGTGATAAAAGTGGTTCATGGGCTAGTTCAAATACAGCAATCGCAACAGTTAGCGGCGGAACAGTAACGGTGAAAGCCGACGCTGTAGTAGATAGTACAACAGAGGTTTCCTTTACGACTACCGATGGCGGGAAGGTCGCAAAGTGTACGATTAAAGCAAAAGCAAAATCCGAAGGTTAGTCTAAAGGCTAGCCTTTTTTATCATGGAAGGAGGCAGTCATGGATTACCTAACATTTGAAGAATTCAAAGAACTCACTGGAAAAGAATTATTCAAAAAAGAACGTTTTACGCAATTTTTACCGAAAGCCACCGGTGTATTGGACCACGTAACCAATCATTTTTATCAAATCCATAGGATAACGAAAGATCCGGTCGGGTTTCGCGTGAAACAATTTAAGCTAGCTTTGTGCAGTCAGATATTGTACTTTGATGAATTGGATGCCGATACATTCGAAGGGCTGAATAAGGCGCCACAAACAGTAACAATTGGTGCGACAACGATTTCTAACAGCAGTCGTTACAACGCAGGAGGCGCAAACGAAAGCAAGTCACTCGTCGCAGAGGATATTTATATTTACCTCGAAGGCACAGGGTTGCTGTATCGGGGGTGTCCAGTATGTTAGTTCAAAAACCGCCGAAAAATACTTTAGTGGAGGAAATGATTTACCGGACATATGTTGGTGAAGGGGATTATAATAAGCCAATTTATGGAGACTACGAAACAATCCGATTTGTTCGCATTGATCGTAAGCCAAAGTACACATTCGATGGGAAAGGGCAAAAAATTCTATGGAATGCAACAGTTTTTTGCTTTGAAGGATTAACCACACCTCTACCAGCATTCAAAGAGAAAGACATGCTCATTTTCGATGGCATCGAGCATAAAATTGTTAGTGCGGCAGTGTTTAAAGAACCGTATGTTGATCAAATCTACTCTTATGAATTGGGCGTGGTGTAATGGTTGGATATGTCAAAGTTGAGTTAGAAGGCATTCGATCAAAGCTTAGTCCACAAGCTATGCTGAGCGGAAGAAGAGCGTTAGCAAATCAAATGCTCGCAGATATGCATCGGTTCGTTCCCAAAAAAGACAACAATTTGCGGATGGCCGTTTCTATTGCTCCCGATGGTTCAGAGATCATCTATTCCATGCCGTACGCCAAGGCACAGTATTACGGTACGAATGGAAAAGCAGTATTTAGAAAGTACACCACTCCAGGCACGGGGCCACGCTGGGATTTGCAAGCAAAAGGACTTTATATGTCTTCGTGGGAACGTGCTTACTTGAAAGGAGCGGGATTGTAAATGGATTTTATCGATCGTCTTTGTGAAGCGATCAATACCATACCTGATTTGCCTTTGCCAATCCGAAAAGGATATTTGTCCGAAGAAGAAAGTTTGGTCATTTATCCGATACCTGGCGGGCAGGTCGGCAGGAGATATTATGATGGCACCAAAGAAGAACAACTGAATTACGAATTAATGATGCAAGCCAATGATGGAAATGCAGTCGAACTGACCTTGTGGCAGATTTCTGATTTCATCGAGCGTTTGGATCATTTAGAGAGTCAAACCGACTCGTTTCAATTCAACAACATCACTATAGCAAGCAAACCATTCCTTGGCCCAGCCCAAGAACAAGACTGGTTTGTTTTTTTATTGCAGATTCAAGCAACTATTACAACTTATTAGGAGGACACAAGCATGGATGCAACAATTTATCAAAACTTTTTACGGAAGCATTATATCGGGAATACGAAAGAAGACATCATTTTAATTGGCGGAGGGATCACAAGTATCGCTCCTGATTTTGAAGAAGATAGCGAAGATATTGCTTACTACGATCTGAACGGAAGCACGTCTAAATTCACCAAGAGCGTCACGGTCTCTTATGCCTTTGAAGGGCATCGAAAATATGGGGATAAGGCACAAGACTTCATGCGCGCCAAATTATTCAAATTGAATGAACGTAGCTGCTATTTAAAAGTTGTAGAGCCAGACGGAACTATCATTGAAGGGCCGGCGAAAGTCAGTGATATTCAAGCCCACGGTGGAGAGGCCAACGATCCGTCTGAATTCAAATGTACCATCTCATTCGAAGGCTTGCCAAAGGAATCAAAAGAATCGGGGGAGTAGCAAGCCCCGTTGTAAAGACAGTTACACCAACAACGGATGGGGCAAAAATTGAATTAGCATAAGGAAGAATTGAGGGGCGTTAGTGCGTCCCTCTTTTTATTTAGGAGGAAAGTCCATGATTAAAATTGAGGCAAAAAGAAAATTCGTTCCTGTTGAAATCGGTAAAAATACCTTTCAATTTGATTTATCCGATGACGCAATTTTGAAATTGAGAGATACATACAACCAAACACTGGATGGCATTCAAAAAATTGATGTTAGAGCGGAACTTTCCGAAGATCAACGGATTGAACGAACAAAAAAATTGTTTAAAACATCAATCGATTATCTTCTAGGCTCGGGAGCTTTTAACAAAATTTATAAAGAAGTAGGCTCCGTAGCTTCGGTTGCGGATATTTTAGAAGAGTTAAACGAACAGTTGCCGCAAGCAATTGAAGAAACCATGGTCAGTGATAAATTGAAGAAGTATCTGGGTGAGTAACGATGTTCTCGTTTGCTTACGGCTTGGAAGAAGTTGTCGAATGGCAAGGGAAGCGTTATCCATTGAATCTGTCATATGACAATGTTCTGCGCTTCTTCGATCTGTTGAATGATGGAACGATGACAGACCGTTTGCGCTTTAGAATCGCCATACAAATGTTTTTTGGCGACGAAAGTAGTATACAAGAGCTATCAGAGGAACAAAAAGCGCAAGTCATTCAAGAGATTATTCAAAAATATATTTTAGTCGAAAAACCTTCCGTGGTTATGGCGGCTTTAGAAAGCGAAAAAACCGTAGAAAACAAAGAGTGGTATTCCTTAACGGAGGATGCCGACATTTTGTTTTCTTCTTTTTATTTTGACTACGGCATTGATTTATTGAGTCAGCGCGGGAAGCTTCACTGGCTGAAATTCAAAGCGCTGTTAAACAATTTGAGCGAAAAAACGAAACTGGCTCAGGTTGTTCAAATTCGACAGTGGAAACCAAACGAACATACCACGTTAGAAGAAAAGCGTCAGATGAGACGATTGCAAAAATACTATGAATTGGGCATATCGCAAAAAGATGCCGAAGAACTGATGTACTTTAACTCGTTATCTGGTGAGGAGAAAGAACAATTTGCAAGAAAACGCTTAGCAGAACTGGAAGAAGGAGGGAGCTAACATGGCAGATGGAAGAGTAGTGATCGCAGTAGACGCAGATGGAAGACCGATTCGCTCGTTAAACAGCGATCTAGATCATTTAGAGGGAAAAGGTCAGAAATCTTCTAGAGGAATTAAAGATATCGCTGTTGCTTTAGGATTAGTGAAAGTGGCTTCTGTAGCCTTCAATGTCTTAAAAGATTCGCTAGATGCTGCAATTAATCGTTTTGACACGATGCAGAAATACCCTAAAGTCATGAGCGCGTTAGGTTTTAGTGCGGATGATTCTAAAAAATCAGTGAAACGCTTGGCTGACGGTATCGATGGCTTACCTACAAGGCTAGATACCGTCGTTTCGACAGCCCAACGTATGACTTCGGTTACTGGGAATATGAATAAATCCACTGATGCAACCATTGCGTTGAATAATGCCATGTTAGCCAGTGGTGCCTCTACCTCGGATGCAGGGCGTGGGATGGAACAATACATTCAAATGCTGTCTACTGGGAAAGTAGATATGCAATCTTGGCGGACATTGCAAGAAACCATGCCAATCGGTCTGCAGAAAACCGCCGAAGCCATGGGCTTTGTGGGTGAAACGGCACAAACTGATTTATATGCAGCGTTAAAAGATGGAAAAGTGACCTTTAAAGAATTCCAAGATCAGTTGATCAAACTGGGAACCGGAACCGGCGAACTTGCAAAACTAGCAAGAATCAACAGTGAAGGAATAGGAACCTCGTTCGAAAACTTGAAAAGTGCTGTGATAAAAGGCTTGGCTAATATTCTTGAAGCGATAAACGACGTCTCAAAAGCAACAACAGGTAAAACTATTGCTCAAAATATCGATGGATTAAAAGCTGTCGTAAATGCGGCATTTTCAACGATTGAAAAAGCGGTACGTGCAACGATACCTGTTTTTAAATCGTTTGCTGAGGTTATTGGAAACTTACCAGTTAGGATAATAGAATCGCTGAAAGATACGGCAATCACAACATTTAAGTTGATAGAAATAGCAGTAAAAGTGCTAATAGGAGCGTTCAAATTATTGGGTTCTGTGACTGCTGGAACAGTAGGGATGCTCATTGAGATGTTCGGCTCGTTGTTACAAACAATCCGAAATGTAGTGCCGGGGTTCGAGACATTTGAGAAAATAGCGCTCGCGGTGTTTGAGGCTATCAGAAGTACGGGGCCGATTCTCAAAGACTTTATAACAACAATAGGCGCTATGCTCTTGATTAAGAAAGTAGCAATTGCTTTCGAAGCATCGGAAACAGCCATCAGATTATATCTGGTTGCAACGAAAGCAGCAGAAATTGCGTCGAAAGCTTTAGCGTCTGCAAAAGGAATACTAACTCTAGCTACTAATGCCCAAGCAAGAGCGGAACTTGCTAAAAATATTGTTGAAAAAACTGGAAATGCACTTTCTGTTGCAGCCGCTACAGCTGCGACTGCAAAAAGTGTTGCTATGGGAGTTCTGACAGGTTCGATCTCTTTAGCGACTGTAGCGACTACCGCTTTTAACGTAGCGGTTAAAGCATTACTTGGCCCTATCGGCTGGATAACTGCAGCGATAGGGGTGCTAGCCGCTGCAGGTGTGGCTTTGTGGAAACACTTTAACAAAGAACCAGAAGCGGCCAAAAAAACACGGGAGGAATTCGAGAAATTAACCGAATCCTCGAAAACACTTGCGGAAGAAACGGAGAAACATGCCGCTGATCGTAAAGATGAAATGAATGCTTTGGAAGGGTCAGCTAAAAGCACGCAAACCTTGACCAATGAAATCGCGAGGTTGTCTGAGCAGGAAAACAAGTCCACAGCAGATAAGAATCAAATGGAGAAGGCTGTTGAAGAATTGAACAACTCCATGGAAGGTTTGAATCTAGCCTATGATAGACAAAACGATTCCTTATCTAAGACTCCAGGACAAATCAATGAACAAATTGCGGCGCTGAATGAGCTGAAAACAGCACAGACAGCGCAAGAACAAATTAACGAAATTATCAAAGAACGAAATGAAATTGAAGGTAAGTTGTCTGAAATCAAAGACAAGCGGGAAGCGTTAAATAAAACGATGGCGGATAGTCCGGCGGGATACAAAAAAGTAGCCGAAGCAGGGAAAGAACTTGACGAACAAGAAGCCGCGTTAGTTACACAACAGAAAAATTTGCAAAGTGAGTTAACGAATACTTCGCAGGTCTATGAAGAATCTATCGGTAAAGCGAGCGCTGCATTGGAACAAGGCGTATTTGATCAGAAGATATCTTATGACGCTTTGAATGAGAAACAAAAAGAAGTTATGGATAGCATGCGCTCAGAATACCAAAGCTTGGAAGAAAAAGCTGGCAATGCGTTTGATCAAATTCAACAGAAAACGGCTATATCTGTGGAACAAATGATTGAAAACATGCAGAAAAACCAAGAAGCAATAGCGAGCTGGAGCGAGAATATCGCTGCCTTAGCAGAAAGAGGCGTAGATCAAGGTCTGTTGGAACAATTGCGCAAAATGGGACCTGAAGGTGCAGCGCAAGCGGCAGAATTAGTAAACCAATCGGACGAAAAACTCCAACAGTTAAACGAAACATTCAGAAACTCCTCTGAATCGGCCATGAATGCTATGAAGCAAGGCTACGAAATGGGGAAAGTCGGTGTGAATGATGAGGTCGCTAGTCTAATGCCCACAGCTAAAGACACGTTGACCCAACAGATGCAGGCAGCTAACTTTGGTGAAGCTGGTAGTAACATGACCAGTCAGATTGAAGCAGAAGTAAATAGTAGCAAAGGAAAAGTTGGTGACGCTTTAGGTAATGTTGTTGACGGTGTCGCAAAAGCTGGTAAAGAAAAATCCAAAAAAGCCGGAAAAGAAATCGGGGAGAATATCCCGAAAGGTGCTGTAGAGGGAATCACAGCCGGAAAATCAGGCGCTGAGAAAGCTTCTGCTGATATGGCCGAAGGAATTGCAACAAAAGCCAAGGATAAATTAGGCGTTCATAGCCCATCACGAGTCTTTCAAGAGATTGGTGGTAACGTCGTCAAAGGTCTGGATAACGGTATTAAGAATGAACAAGAGACGCCGAAACAGAGCATTGCCTCGTTAATGGGTCAAATTGTTGAAGCTGCCGGAAAATTTCCTGATTCAATGGGGAATGTTGGGCGTAACGCCATGATTGGTCTGGCAAACGGTATCAATGCGAACGCTAATTATGCGTTAAATGCAGCGCAGAATGTCGCTAATCAGATTACGCAGACAATGCAAAATGCATTAGATATCCATTCTCCGTCTCGTGTGATGAGAGATCAAGTGGGGCGGTATATTCCGCAAGGGATCGCAGTAGGGATTGATAAAGATGCGTCAGAGGTCGTTCGCTCCATGCGAAATTTATCGAATAAGACGTTAGGAACTATCAAACCTGAGCTTGCTTTGGGTGGTGCTTCGATCGGCCAGACAGGAATTAGTAGACAGATTATCAATAATCAATCGGCAAGTCGAACCGAAAACTACAGTCCAACGTTCAATTTTACGATTGAGCACGCGGATTTATCGAGTGACCAATCAATTGAAGAAACTGGAGAAATGCTTGCCCAATCTGCAGAACGAAAATCAAGGAGGCGGTTTTAATGGATTTTACGAACTATCCCTATTTCCAATTTAGAGGGCGAAAATCAAACGAATACAACTTAAGATTGCTAAACGAAATCGATTTTGTCATAGCGGAAGCTTCACTTGATTTTCAAGAGATTGATGGGCGGCAATCGGACGTTATTTATGATCGTGGAAAATACAAGGATATCGAAAAACGATTTCCAGCACGATTGTTTAAGCAATCCGACAAAAGTATTGCCCAGCAATTGCGCGACATTGCCGCTTGGTTATACTCAGCGCCCAAATATTCGCCATTAACCTTTAGTGAATATCCGGAATATTATTATAAAGCGTTGGCGTTTAATGGGTTAACTGCACGTGATGAACAAAGAGAATGGCTAGATATCGATATATCTTTCAAATGCCAACCATTTGTTTTTCGCTTAGATGGGGAAGATTACCGAGAGATAAAAAGTGGAGCAACGATTACGAATCCGGAGCCATTCAGCAGTTTGCCGTCCATTACGTTCAAAAAGACGACCTCTACTTCGGATAGCAACATCTACATTGAAGGCAAACAGTTCCGAATTGCCAAAGAGGCTGGAACGGGAGTCATTACGATCGACTCAGAAAACGGCATTGCCTACAAAGAGGGCGGCGTGAATATTTCTCGTTATTGTTTATTGAATGCTGAAGGGTATCAACCTATTACGATAGCCCCGGGTAGAAATGAGATTAGTTACACCAATATGACGGATTTCAAGATTCGACCACGATGGAGGACGTTAGCGGTATGAGTACGATTATTTTGCATGATAAGAAAAATAATAACTGGCAATCCTTGGGGATCGGGCCATTAGCAGAGGCAATGAATCCTCAGGTAACAAGAGAGAAGCATGGAGAGTATAAACTCCGCTTTAAATATCCGATAAATGGCCCTTTATTTCCGGAACTAAAAGTAGGCCGGTGGGTTGTGGCTAATGGGGGAGCTCGATTAGAGGCTAAAGCACAGCACTTTGAGATTGCGGCAATTACTAAGCCTATCAATGGCATTGTTGAAGTTTATTGTGAGCATTACAGCTTTAAATTGTTGCGCTCAGCAGTGAAGGTAGGCTCAGCGTTTAGTAATATTCCTGCCCAAACGGCATTAAATCAATTAAAGGATCGAATGGAACCGAAAGGTGATTTTACGTTTTTCAGTGATGTTACCACTAAAGCATCGATTGATTTTTCTGATCCAGGAAGATTTACAAGTGCACAAGATGTCCTGGGAGGTGTTCGCGGTTCTATTCTAGATAACTTCGGTGGCGAGTACCTCTTTAACAATAGCGAAGTAAAATTATTAGCCCAAGCTGGACGAGAAACGAACATTATCGTTGCTTATGGTAAGAATCTATCAGATATCCAACAAGAAGAATCCATCGAGAACACCTATACTTCTGTTTATGGCTGGGCGAAGGTAGGGAGTGGGGATGAAGAAAAAATCATTACCTTACCTGAAAACTTCCTTGATAGTGAATATGTAGGGAATTACACCGAACGCCGTATTCAAATGGTTGATTTTAGTGAAAAGAATCCTAAAGACGTGAATGCCTTACGTCAACAAATTAAGCAATTTATCAAGAATAATAACGTCGGTGTGCCGAGAGTCAACATCAAAACTAAATTTGTCGATTTGGCTAGCGCTGCTGGTGACGATCAACTAAAAATGTTAGAAGAGCTTGATTTGTGCGATACCATTACCGTAGCATTCAATGATTTAGGCATTAACGCCACTGCCCAAGTGATTAAGACTGTTTGGAACGTGACGCTCGATACCTATGAATCCATTGAATTAGGTGACGCACGAACAGATTTTGCAAAATTTGTAGAAGATGCACAGCCAGATACAGAAAAACTGAATCAAAAAGTGAACTGGTTAGAACAAGCCCAAAAAGAAGCCTCCGATATTATCAATAATCCCGGTAAGGGTCATGTCGTCATTTATCCCTCATTGGCTGACCCACAAGAGATACTGATTATGGATACCACAGATGTTAATACTGCGAGGAAAGTCTGGCGTTGGAATGCAGGAGGGCTTGGTTTTAGTTCCACAGGATACAATGGTACTTATGGACTGGCCATGACGAATAATGGTGCACTTGTGGCTGATCGAATGACCACAGGAACGTTACGAGCGATCAATATTATTGGTGTATCCATTTCTGGAAGTACGTTCGAGACAACCGGTGGCGCATATAAAACGCTGCTGACTGGTGGTGACTTAACTACTTATTATAATGGAAAGAAGTTCCTTGCCTTAACCGGTAACTCGTTAAAAATCTATCAAGATAACGGTACATCTCTTCTAGGTGGAATCTCCCGTATGACTGATTTGACAACAAAAAAACAATCGATGTCGTTTGCTGCTGAAAGAGGGCAATATATTTCTCTTTCGTCCAAAGGAACAGATGGCATCTATTATCGACAGTTAATACTTGATGGTAGTACCGGGGAAATCATTGCAAATAATTTAACTTTCGGCAGTGATGTGGATGGGAACGATAAGGCAATCAAAAATATTTGGTTGCCTGGCTTCAAAGTGCCCAATAATGCACCAGTCAATTTTTATTCTTCCTTAAATATGAATGGATACTCAATTTACAATCAATCAGATATCCGATTGAAAGAGAATATTGAAGATACAACAGTAGATGGTATCTCGGAAACAAAGAAATTAAATTTTGTTGAGTTTGATAGAAAGCAAAACTATCAGCATGACAATCCACAGGCTCAACCCTCAACCAAAAGGGAACTCGGCTTAATCGCACAATATTCACCGTTTCTGTCAGCAGAAGCGAAAGAAGACCATTACTTACGAATCGACGTCAATAAACAGGTCATGTTGAATAGTTTAACCAATAAGCAGTTAATTGAAAAAGTCGAGCGGTTAGAAGAACAAGTCTATCAATCGAAAAAGAATAAACGAAAATATCATCGAGGAGGTGGGCAGTAATGGCAAACAAAATTTTACATTTAGATACTTCCAAAGACCCAAAATCTACGGAGTTAAATATCTTACCGATTATATATGGTCGGGTTGGAGATGAGGACACGCAGACCGTCACCATCTATGCGTCGAAGCGAGACGAACAATTCTCTCTTTCAGGATGGACGATCACCTTCGAAGGAACCACGCACGGCGGGAAAACCAAAGTGTTTGAAACCGAGGGCGTCCGTGTTACGAATGCGGATAAAGGTATTTATGAGTACACCTTTCCGAACAAGGCTTTTGCCGTCGAGGGAAAGTATGATCGAGCGTATTTCTCTTTTATTAAAGGGAAACAGCGAGCAACGACAGAAGATTTTCAAATTATCGTATTAGGCAATGCGGATATTGATGCCGCCGAAGCTGAAACAATCATCACTGAATACAATAAACTCGTTGAAGAACTGCACAAGTTGCAAAAAGAATTCATCGAAAAGCTGAAAAAGGATCAGGACAAGTATATTAAAGACATGATCGCTAGTCTTGCCGATATTAATAAGCAGCTCACGGCTCTTGAAGGCAAAATCACAGCTTATGAAACAAACGTAACTAAAGTAGCTTCAGATGCTGAGAAGAAGATTTCTGATGTGCTGACAGAAGCGCTGGAAGCAATTCGGGAAGCCCTAGAAGAATTTCAGAAGGGGAACTTCTACACTAAGCCTGAATCGGATGAACGTTTCGCTAAGAAAACAGACTTGACCAAAGAGAATGTTGACCTCGGCAACGTCGACAACTACGCCACAGCAACCCAAACCGATGCAGAGCAAGGTCTTGCAGGAAATAAGTTCACTACGCCAATGGGTGTCAAACAGCATGTAGATGCTCGTATGGCGACGCAGGAAGAAGTGAATGCGGGTGAAACGACAAACGAGCTTGTTAATCCTAAAACGCTAGCTGAATGGCAAAACCAACTGCTTGAACAAAGAGGAGGAAAACAACTCCTTTGGGGCGAAAATCACCAAGTAGCTGATCCGGCAACGCCAAATTTTGGCGT